GACAAAGCGTCGAAGCTGAAGGCGGGTAGTTTCCTGGTGCCTGAGGGTTCCTCGATGGCGCAGATCGTCGATATCGTGACGCGGGGCGGGCAAAGCACCTGCGGCACCGAGATTGTCTATCGGATTGGAATCACCCGTATCGGTGTTCAGCTGCGCGAACTGGATCCGGTGACCAACCGCTATGTCGAGATTGTCGAATTTGATCCGACTGGGGAAGACGTGGCGATACCGCCGGAATTCACCGATCGTCGCGCGCAGGCTGATACCCGTTACCGGGTGGCAATGGCTGAGGGCGTCACCAGCTGGCAGGTGGTCGAAGGGTTGAAGGCGATTGACTTTATGACAGGCGAGGTGCGTTCGATCCCGCCTGAAGGTTACCTTGCACCCGACAGTTATGAGATCAAGGTGGGCGATGACCGTGCCGATTTGCTGGCGCTGATGCAGGTGCGCCAGACGGATCGACTGGAGGCGGCGTGGCAGCAGCGGGTTGAAGGACTGCCGTTGAATACTCCCGAAGAGGCGTTGATCCTTGCCTCGATCGTCGAAAAGGAAACCGGAGTGGCCGAGGAGCGGGGGCAGGTTGCTTCGGTCTTCATCAACCGATTGAATAAGGATATGCGCCTGCAGACCGACCCGACGGTGATTTACGGTGTCACCAAGGGGCGGGGTGTGCTGGGGCGTGGGTTGCGTCGAAGTGAGCTGCGCGGCCAAACGCCGTACAACACTTATGTCATCGACGGATTGCCGCCGACGCCAATTGCGAACGCCGGTCTGGCTAGCATCGTGGCAGTGATGAACCCTGACAACACTGATTTCATGTTCTTTGTGGCTGATGGCACAGGGGGTCACGCCTTTGCGGTGACCCTTGCTGAACATAATGACAACGTGGCTAAATGGCGGGCCATCGAGGCGGAACGCGCGGCGAATGCCCCGGCGCAGAATTAGGGATTTGTTAATGAATGGCGCGTTAAGTCTTTGTTAATAATAAACTTATTGACATTGCGAACGGTCTAATGTAGAACTTGGTCAAGCTGGAAGAAATGGGCAAACGACCCGGGGATGACGTCCCCGCGGTCGTTTTTCCTTTTTGCTCGTGTGAGGTTAGCATGAGAGGTTGGCTTTTAAGTATGGCATTGATCTCAACTTTTGGAGACGGACCGCCGGATGAGTGCCTGGCGGTGGCAGAAGAACTTTTCAAAGAAGCCGGGCTGGCCCTGGCAGAATTAACCAAGAAAATCAGACGACACGAACTGGATGCGGCGCGCGGTGCTAAATCGGCGTTGACCGAAGTGTTGGCCGCCTACCAGTTGGCCATGAAAGAAAGGAACCGAGTTGCAGACGAACGCAGAAAAGACAGCGGCATCGTCGGTGACTACGCCGTCGACTTTGACGCAGCACGCGATGAAATCGGGCGCCGCCTGGCTTGCCTGCGCGCCGCCGGAGACGGTTGAAAGCTTCCTGTCGGGACTAAGTGAGGGGGCGCTTCTGGCGCTCCCTTATCTGTTCGAGTTCTGGGCGATGGAGCATCAGATGCCCCCAAAAGGCGAGTGGCGCAGTTGGGTGGTCATGGGCGGGCGCGGTGCGGGTAAGACGCGCGCCGGCGCCGAATGGGTCCGGGCCGAGGTTGAGGGATCTATGCCCACTGATCCGGGTCGGTCGCGCAGGGTGGCGCTGATTGGCGAGACCCAGGATCAGGTTCGCCAAGTGATGATTTTTGGCGACAGTGGCATTCTGGCTTGCTCGCCGCCCGATCGCCGACCTGTCTGGCAGGCTGGTCGTAGGCGGTTGTTGTGGCCGAACGGCGCCACAGCGCAGGTGTTTTCGGCGCATGAGCCAGAGGGTTTGCGGGGGCCGCAGTTTGATGCGGCCTGGGCGGATGAACTGGCGAAATGGAAGAAGGGGCAGGACACCTGGGATATGTTGCAGTTTGCTTTGCGGCTGGGCAAGGCCCCGCGTCAGGTCGTGACCACAACACCGCGCAATGTTGAAGTGCTTAAGGCTTTGTTGGACAACCCATCGACGGTGGTCACCCACGCCACGACTGAGGCGAACCGGGCCTATCTGGCGGCGTCGTTTCTGGATGAGATGCGAGCGCGGTTTGCGGGCACCCGTTTGGGTCGCCAGGAGTTGGACGGCGTGTTGCTGGAGGATGCCGAGGGCGCGCTTTGGACGATGGCGGCGCTGGAGAAAGCGCGCGTTGAGGCGGTGCCGGAGTTTGACCGGATCGTCGTTGCGGTGGATCCACCGGTTACAGGGCATTCGGGGTCGGATGACTGCGGGATCGTTGTGGTTGGCGCAATGACTGATGGTCCGCCACAGGATTGGCGGGCTGTGGTGCTGGAGGATGCAAGTGTTGCGGCCTCGTCACCGCTGACCTGGGCCAAAGCAGCCGTTGATGCGGCGCGCCGCCACGGGGCGGATCGTTTGGTGGCCGAGGTGAATCAAGGCGGCGATCTGGTCGAGAGCGTGCTGCGACAGGTCGATCCGTTGATGTCCTACCGCGCGCTGCATGCTTCGCGCGGCAAGGTGGCAAGGGCCGAGCCTGTGGCGGCACTTTATGAGCAGGGTCGAATTGGCCACGTGCGCGGGCTGGGCGCTTTGGAGGACCAGATGTGCAAGATGACACCGCGTGGATTCGAGGGGTCGGGCAGTCCTGACCGGGTGGATGCGCTGGTGTGGGCGGTCTTCGATCTGATGATTGAACCTGCCACCTCTTGGCGCAATCCAAGAATTAGAACTTTGCGCTAGGGCGCGGCGGAATTTTCTAGAAAATTCCGCGTGTTGAAAAATCTTCTAGAAGATTTTTCCCCTTGGCGGGGTGGTGGAACCATCCACGAAGTGAAGACGCATTGAACCGGTCAGCCGGTTCTGAAGGGCACAGTAATCGAGGAGCTTTTGGGCGATGGTGTTTGACTTTTTGAAGGCGCGTAAGGCGGAAGCGCCGGAAGCGAAGGCCTCGGCCACAGGTCGGGTGATTGCCTGGGGTGGTTCGGGGCGCGTGGCCTGGAGCCCGCGCGATACCGTGTCGCTGACGCGGGCGGGTTTTACGGGCAATCCGGTGGGGTTTCGCGCAGTGAAGATGATTGCCGAGGCAGCCTCGGCGCTGCCTTTGGTGTGTCAGGACCAGGATCGTCGCTATGACGTGCATCCGGTGCTGGCTCTGATCGGGCGGCCCAATGGCGCGCAGGGTAAAGCGGAGTTGTTTGAGGCTTTGTTTGCCCAGGTGCTGCTATCGGGGGACGGTTATCTGGAGGCGGTGGGCGGCGATGTTGGGTTGCCGTATGAGCTGCATGTGCTGCGCTCGGACCGGATGAGCATTGTGCCGGGGGCCGATGGCTGGCCGGTGGCCTATGAATACACGGTGGGGGCCAAGAAACATCGCTTTGCGGTGGGCGAGGGTGCCTCGCCGATTTGCCATGTGAAGAACTTTCATCCGCAGGACGATCATTATGGCTTTTCGCCGATGCAGGCGGCGGCGAGCGCTGTTGACGTGCATAATTCGGCGTCGCGCTGGTCGAAGGCATTGCTGGACAACGCGGCGCGCCCATCGGGTGCGATCATTTACAAGGGGTCGGACGGGCAGGGGATGTTGGCGGCGGATCAGTATGACCGGCTGCTTTCCGAGATGGAGAGCCATCATCAGGGGGCTGCCAATGCCGGGCGTCCGATGCTGCTGGAAGGCGGGCTGGACTGGAAACCTATGGGCTTTTCGCCTTCGGACATGGAATTCCAGAAGACCAAGGAAAGTGCTGCGCGCGAGATCGCGTTGGCCTTTGGTGTGCCGCCGATGCTGATGGGCATTCCTGGCGACGCGACTTACGCGAACTACGCCGAAGCGAACCGGGCGTTTTATCGCCTGACCGTGCTGCCGCTGGCGACGCGGGTGGCGGCGTCGGTGTCGCATTGGTTGGGCGAGTTTGCAGGCGAGCCGGTAGAGTTGCGGCCCGATCTGGATCAGGTGCCCGCGCTGGCCGTTGAGCGTGATGCCCAGTGGGCGCGGATCGCAGCGGCTGGGTTTCTGAGTGACGCTGAGAAGCGGATGTTGCTGGGGTTGCCGAAGGTGACTGGGGAAGATGGGTGATGGGTGATGGGTTGAAAACCCATCCTACCGGATTTGAAGAAGGGATGTGCGGATGTTGGATGATCTGAGCTTTGGGCTGGAGCGCAAGTTCTGCCGGTTGGGCGAGGAACTGACGGTCAAGGATGGCACGGTGATCGAAGGCTATGCCTCGCTGTTCGGCAAGTGCGATCAAGGCGGCGATGTGGTGTCTGCCGGGGCCTATGCGGCGTCGTTGAAGGCGCTTGGCGCGTCAGGGCGCAAGGTCAAGATGCTGTGGCAGCATGACCCGGCCCAGCCTATCGGCGTTTGGGACGAGGCCCGCGAAGACAAGCGCGGCCTGTACGTCAAGGGCCGTATCCTGACGGAGGTAGACAAGGGGCGCGAGGCGGCGGCGCTGATCGGGGCGGGGGCCATTGATGGCCTGAGCATCGGTTATCGCACGGTGCGCGCCCAAAAGGATGGCAAGGGCCAGCGGCTTTTGTCTGAACTGGAGCTTTGGGAGGTGTCTTTGGTGACATTCCCGATGCTTCCCGATGCGCGGGTTGGGGCCAAGGCGGATACTCTTGGCGATGATCTGATGCGCGATCTGGCGGCGGCATTTATTGATGCCCGTCGCACGCTGGCCCAGGGCTGAGCCAGCTAAACTCAATCCATATCAGGTGAATTGCATGAGCAAGACCGAGATCAAGGCCTCGGGCGGGGAAGGTGTGTCTGCACAGTCCCCGGCTGGCGAGGTGAAGACTGCTTTGGCAGGGTTCGTGGCCGATGTGGCCGCGTTTCAGGCCGAGATGAAGACGAAGTTTCAACAACAGGAAGAGCGCATGACCATGCTTGATCGTAAATCTTTGATGCGGGGTCGTCCGGCCCTTTCCGCCGCGGCTGAAGCCGAGGCTCCCCACGCCAAGGCGTTCGAGTCGTATGTTCGCAATGGCGACGATGATGCGCTGCGCGGGCTGGAGCTGGAAGGCAAGGCGATGAGCACTGCCGTTGCTGGCGATGGTGGCTATCTGGTCGATCCTCAAACCGCCGAGACGATCCGGTCGGTGCTGAAATCTACCGCTTCGATCCGCCAGATCGCCAATGTCGTCAACGTCGATGCCACGTCTTATGACGTGCTGGTCGATACGTCGGATGTGGGCGCGGGCTGGGCGACTGAAGCCGCTGCCACTGGCGAGACCGGTACGCCGAGCATCCAGCGCATTACCATTCCGCTGCACGAACTGTCGGCATTGCCGAAAGCGTCGCAGCGCTTGCTGGATGACAGCGCTTTTGACATCGAGGGCTGGCTGGCGTCGCGGATTGCCGACAAGTTTGCTCGGTCCGAGGCGATGGCCTTTATCTCGGGTGATGGCGTCGACAAACCCAAGGGCTTTTTGACTTACGCCTCGGCCAATGCCGGGTCTGAGGTTTGGGGCGAGTTGGGCCATGTTGTGAGCGGTGCGGACGGCGATTTTGATCCGGCCAACCCAGCCGATGCCATCGTTGATCTGGTCTATGCGCTGGGTGCGCAGTACCGGGCCAATGCATCCTTCGTGATGAATTCGAAGACTGCGGGTTCCGTGCGCAAGCTGAAAGATGCTGACGGCCGCTTCCTTTGGTCTGACGGTCTGGCGGCGGGCGAGCCTGCGCGTCTGATGGGTTATCCGGTTCTGGTTGCCGAGGATATGCCCGATATCGCGTCCTGGGCACCGGCGATTGCTTTTGGTGACTTTGCCGCCGGTTACACCGTGGCCGAGCGTCCGGACCTGCGCATTCTGCGCGATCCGTTCAGCGCCAAGCCGCATGTCCTGTTCTATGCCACCAAGCGAGTGGGCGGTGACGTGAGCGACTTTGCCGCGATCAAGCTGCTGAAATTCGCCGCCTAAGACGGTGGCGATTGGCCGGGCCTTTTTGGGTCCGGCCGGTGGGCGCGTGCCAATCTTAACAGAACCCCGTGTTGTCCAGCTGCTCCCCTCCGACCGAGCAATGCGGCGGTGCGCGTCCATCACTTCACATAATCCCCGGAGGGGGATCCGGATTTTCGGAGTTGTTCCATGATGTTAGTCGAGCAGACCACAGTGCCGAGTGCGGCGCTTCCGGTCGCGGAATTCAAAGACCACCTGCGGCTGGGAAGCGGTTTTGCCGATGACGGCGTCCAGGACAGCGTGCTGGAAAGCTATCTGCGCGCCTCTGTTGCCGCCATCGAGGCGCGTACCGGCAAGGTATTAATTGCACGCACGTTCAGTTGGACCCTGACCGGGTGGCGCGATCTGAGCAGACAGGCCTTGCCAGTGGCGCCGGTCTTGTCGCTTGCCGAGGTCAAGATCACTGATCGTTTCGGGGCAGAGACGATCGTCGATCCCCAGCGTTACCGGCTTGAGCTGGACACGCAGCGGCCCCGGCTGGTGTCGATCGGGCTGCATTTGCCATTGATCCCGGTACACGGGTCGGCGGAGATTACTTTCGTCGCGGGCTACGGCCCTGACTGGGACGCGCTGCCAGCTGATCTGGGCCAGGCGGTGTTTCTGCTGGCCGCACATTTCTATGAGCACCGCGGTGGTATGGGAAGCGGCGAGCGGGTGATGCCCTTTGGTGTCAGCCTGTTGATCGACCGCTACCGCACAGTGCGTCTGTTTGGCGAGGGTGCCCGATGAGCGGCGTCGCGTTGAACCGGGCGCTGGTGCTGGAAGGTACTGAGCGTGTGCCTGACGGGGCGGGTGGATATGCCGAAACCTGGATCAGCCTTGGTATGCTTTGGGCAGCGATACGCGCGGGCACGGGGCGTGAGGCAGAGGCTGCGGGGCTTTCGGTTTCGAGTGTGCCGTACAAGATCACTGTGCGCGCGGCCCCGGTGGGTGCGCCTTCGCGGCCTGTGGCGGGGCAGCGGTTGCGAGATGGCGCGCGTCTGTTTCGCATTCTGTCGGTCACCGAAGTGGATAGCGCCGCGCGCTATCTGACCTGCGTTGCCCACGAGGAGATTGTCACATGAGCTATGCTGTGGGGGCCGCTTTGCAGGCGGCAGTATACGCGCATCTTCAGGCCGACGCGGGTCTGGAGGCGCTGGTGGGTGGCGCGATCTATGACGCGGCTCCGGCGGGAACGCCGGGGGGGCTATACGTGAGCCTGGGTCCTGAGGACGTGCGCGATCGTTCGGACGGCGACGGCGGCGGCGCGGCGCATGATTTCACCGTGAACGTTGTCACCGATGCCTCTGGCTTTCAGGCGGCAAAGGTTGCGGCGAGTGCCGTGTCAGATGCTTTGGTCGACGCGCCGCTGGTGCTGTCACGGGGCCGTCTGATCGGCCTGCATTTCCTGCGTGCCCGTGCGCGCCGCGTTCAAAGCGGGGCCTTGCGCGAAATCGAGCTGCGCTTTCGCGCACGCGTCGAAGACAACTGATTTTTCAAGAAAATGGAGTGACGGATATGGGTGCCCAGAACGGCAAGGACCTTTTGATCAAGCTCGACATGACCGGCGACGGACAGTTCGAGACCATTGCGGGGCTGCGCGCTTCGCGGATTTCGTTCAACGCGGAAAGTGTTGACGTGACCAGCCTTGAATCGCAGGGCGGCTGGCGTGAATTGCTGGGCGGTGCAGGGGTGAAGTCGGCCTCGATTTCCGGCTCGGGCGTATTCAAGGACGAGACCACGGACGAGCGGGCGCGACAGATCTTCTTTGACGCCGAAGTGCCGGGATTTCAGGTGATCATCCCTGATTTCGGCATCGTCGAGGGGCCGTTTCAGGTGACGTCGATCGAGTACGCCGGATCGCATAATGGCGAGGCGACATATGAGCTGTCGATGGCCTCGGCCGGCGCGCTGTTGTTCACGGCGCTTTAAGCCATGGCGAACCCCTGGACGGGAGAGGTGGCGCTGGTCATCGACGGCGAAGCACGGGTGCTGAAGCTGACTTTGGGGGCTTTGGCGGAACTTGAGGCCGAGTTGAAGACAGGGACGCTGATCGAGTTGATCGAGCGCTTTGAGGGTGGCGGGTTCTCGACGCGCGATGTGCTGGCTTTGATCGTCGCAGGGTTACGAGGTGGTGGCTGGCACGGGTGCGCTGCCGATTTGATCGCAAGCGAGATCGAGGGCGGCCCGGTTGAGGCGGCGAGGGTGGCTGGAACGCTGCTGGCGCGCGCTTTTGCCGTGCCAGAAGGTCTGGGATGAGCGGACTTGACTGGCCCGGCCTGATGCGGGCCGGGCTGCATGGCTTGCGGCTGAAACCCGACGATTTCTGGCGGCTGACCCCGGCGGAACTGATGCTGATGCTGGGGCGCGATGGTGGCGATGCGCCGCTGAACCGCACGCGGCTGGACGAGTTGGCGCGCAGCTTTCCCGACGCGCATGAAGGGACTGAGAATGGAAGAGATTGACCGGCTTGATGAACAGGTCGAGGCACTGGAAACGTCGTTGGGCGGGGCTGCAGTAGTTGCTGCCGCCTTTGACGCCGAATTGCGTGGAATGCATGCAACGATTGGCGACACGGGGCGCGAGGTTGGTGTGCTGTCACGTGGCATATCCCGGGGACTGCGCGGCGCTTTTGACGGGTTGATCTTTGATGGCTTGAAGCTGTCCGACGCCTTGAAGGGTGTCGCCAAGTCGATGGTGGATGCGGCCTATAACGCGGCGATCCGACCGGTCACCAGCCATCTCGGCGGGTTGTTGGGGCAGGGGATCGAGAGCTTCATTCAAGGCGCGATGCCGTTCGAGAAGGGTGGATCTTTTTCGCAGGGCCGGGTGATGCCGTTTGCGCGCGGTGGAGTCGTATCTAGCCCAGTGACGTTTCCAATGTGTGGTGGCGTTGGTCTGATGGGCGAGGCGGGGCCGGAGGCGATCATGCCGCTGGCGCGCGGTGCTGATGGCCGGTTGGGCGTGCGCCAGTCGGGCGGCGGCAAACCGATCAACGTGGTGATGAACATCTCGACGCCCGACGCCGAGGGGTTCCGGCGCAGTCAAAGCCAGATCGCGGCCCAGATGGGCCGGGCCTTGGCGCGCGGGCAACGAAATCGGTAACTAGGGGAGTAAGTCATGGGATTCCATGAGGTTAGATTTCCGGCCAGCCTGAGCTTTGGCTCGCTCGGAGGGCCAGAGCGGCGCACCGAGATCGTGACGCTGGCCAACGGGTTTGAAGAGCGCAATTCACCCTGGGCGCATTCTCGCCGTCGTTATGATGCTGGTGTGTCGATGCGCTCATTGGACGATGTCGAGACGCTGATCGCGTTTTTTGAGGCCCGCAACGGGCAGCTTTATGGGTTCCGTTGGAAGGACTGGTCGGATTTCAAATCCTGCGCTGCGTCGAAAGAGATCGCCTTTGAAGATCAGGTGATCGGGATCGGCGACGGCATTGCGACCGATTATCAGCTGACCAAGACTTACACATCCGGTGCCCAAAGCTATGTGCGCCCGATTGTGAAGCCTGTGCTGGGTACGATTCATGTGGGCATTCAGCGCGATAAGCTGACCGAGACGATCCATTATACGCTCAACTACGAGACCGGGATCGTCACGTTCGAGACACCGCCTGATGAAGGCGTTCAAGTCTACGCGGGATTTGAGTTTGATGTGCCTGTGCGTTTTGACGCGGATCGGATCCAAACCTCGGTTGCCAGCTTTCAGGCGGGTGATGTGCCGAATGTGCCGATTGTCGAGGTTCGGGTCTGATGCTGGGCGAAGCGCTGGAGGCGCATCTGCAGACCGGTGTGACGACGCTGTGCCGGTGCTGGGCAGTGACGCGCCGCGACGGAGCGCAATACGGATTTACTGATCACGACCGCGATCTGGAATTTGATGGGCTGACGTACCGCGCCGATAGCGGGCTTTCGGCAGGGGCCATTCAGCAAACCACAGGCCTGGCGGTGGACAACACCGAAGCGGTCGGCATGCTGAGCGATGACGCCCTGCGCGAAGAGGACATTCAGGCAGGGCGGTTCGATGGCGCCGAGGTCATGGCCTGGCTGGTGAACTGGACCGAGCCTGAGCAGCGAGCGCTGCAGTTTCGCGGATCTCTGGGTGAGATCAGGCGCGCCAATGGCGCCTTCATGGCCGAATTGCGCGGGTTGACCGAGGCATTGAACCAACCGGTGGGGCGGGTTTATCAGTCGCCTTGTTCGGCGGTTCTGGGCGACGGCGCTTGCCGCGTTGATCTTTCGACACCGGGGTATTTTACTGAGCCGCCGGTTGAGGTTGTGAGAGATGGCAAGTTCTTTGAATTTGCCGCTTTGGATGGCTTCGACGACCGCTGGTTCGAGCGCGGGCGCCTGACTGTTTTGTCCGGGGCTGCCGAGGGGCTGATTGCGCTGGTTAAGAATGACCGCGCGACGGCCGATGGCCGGACGTTGGAATTGTGGGAATCGCTGGCGGCAGAGATCGCTGCCGGGGATCGGATCAGGATTGAAGCGGGCTGTGACAAGCGGCTGGACACCTGCCGCTTCAAGTTCAACAACATTCTGAATTTTCAGGGTTTCCTGCATATTCCGGGCGAGGATTGGCTGATGAACTATCCCGCCGATGGTCAGCCACATGATGGCGGAAGCCTGTTCAAATGAGCAGTCTTGTGGCGGAGATCGTGGCAGAGGCTCGGGCCTGGATTGGCACGCCTTATGTGCATCAGGCCTCGGCCTGCCAGGCTGGGGCGGATTGTCTGGGGTTGTTGCGGGGTGTCTGGCGAACGGTCTACGGGTCCGAACCGGAAGCGGCCCCGGCCTATTCGCCGGACTGGAGCGAGGCGGCGCGCCAAGAGCGTTTGTGGCGGGCGGCTGAGCGCCATCTAAATGCCAAGACGACGACTCTGCTCGCAGTGGGCGATGTGTTGTTGTTTCGGATGCGCGATGGCGGTGTTGCCAAGCATCTTGGCATTGCTTCAGTGCCCGGCCTAACCCCAAAATTTGTGCATGCCTATACCGGGCATGGTGTGATTGAGAGCCCCCTGTCGGCGCCCTGGCGCAGGCGGATCGTGGCACTTTTTGAATTTCCTGAAAGGGGCTGATGGATGGCGACGATTGTACTTTCCGCCGTGGGGATGGCCGCAGGCTCTGCCGTTGGAGGCGGGGTTTTGGGGCTATCGACTGCTGTCATTGGCCGCGCGATAGGGGCCACGATTGGCCGGGTGATTGATCAGAAGATCATGGGCGTTGGCTCTGAAACCGTGGAGACTGGCAAGGTTGACCGGTTCCGTTTGACCGGGGCCAGCGAAGGCGCTGCCGTGGCGCAGATCCATGGGCGTTTACGGGTAGCAGGGCAGGTGATCTGGGCGACGCGGTTCAAGGAATCCGTCACGAGCAGCGGCGGCGGCAAAGGGCTGGCCCCGAAGCCGAAAACGCGAGAGTACAGCTATACCGTCAGCCTTGCCGTGGCTTTGTGCGAGGGCGAGATTTCGGGAATTGGTCGGGTCTGGGCCGACGGTCTGCAGATCGAGGCAGATGCCCTGAATATGCGCGTTTATACTGGTGCAGACGATCAGATGCCCGATCCGAAGATCGAGGCGGTCGAGGGCACAGGCGAAGTTCCCGCTTATCGCGGGCTGGCATATGTTGTGCTGGAAGACGTCGATATCGGTCGTTTTGGCAACCGCGTGCCACAGTTTAGTTTTGAGGTGATGCGCCCGGCGCCGTTCGATCTGCCCGATCACACGCCGGATGTGGCACAGGCCGTGAAGGCGGTAGCGCTTGTTCCGGGGACCGGTGAGTACGCGCTGGCGACGACACCGGTGCATTATGAGATCGGGCCAGGGCAGAACCGTTCGGCCAATGTCAATTCGCCAAGCGGCAAGTCAGACTTGGAAACCTCGCTTGATGCGATGGGGGCGGAGCTGCCGAATTGCGAGGCGGTGTCGCTGGTGGTGTCCTGGTTTGGCAGCGATTTACGCTGTGGCGAATGCGCGTTGCAGCCGAAGGTTGAGCAAAAGGCGCAAGACGGATCCGGAATGAGCTGGTGGTCTGGGGGCATCAACCGGTCGCAGGCCGAAGAGATTGCGCAGGAGGCTGGTCGCCCGGTCTACGGTGGGACGCCTGCCGATCAGTCGGTGATTGAGGCGATCGCTGCGTTGGGTGCCGCGGGTAAGGCGGTGACGTTCTATCCGTTTATCCTGATGGAGCAGATGGCTGGCAACGGGCTGACCGACCCCTGGACGGGGGCCGATGACCAGCCGGTTTTGCCCTGGCGCGGGCGGATTACGCTATCGTCCGCTCCGGGTCGCAATGGCAGCCCTGACCAGAGTGCCACGGCAGAGGCAGAGGTGGCTGCGTTTTTCGGAACTGCTGCCCTCGGTGATTTTGATCCCAATCTGTCGGGCGGGATTGCTTATGACGGGCCGCAGGAATGGTCCTATCGCCGCTTTATTTTACACTATGCGCATTTGTGCGCGAAAGCGGGTGGCGTCGAGGCCTTTTGCATTGGTTCAGAGATGCGCGGCCTGACACAAATTCGCGGCGCTTCTGGTTCCTTCCCGGCAGTGGATGCGATGCGCGCCTTGTCTACGGATGTTCGTGCCATTCTGGGACCGGATTGCAAGATCGGTTATGCGGCAGATTGGTCAGAGTACTTTGGGTATCACCCGCAGGATGAAACGGGTGATGTGCTGTTTCACCTTGATCCTTTGTGGGCCGATCCGAACATCGATTTTGTCGGTATCGACAATTACATGCCGTTGAGTGACTGGCGCAATGGTGAAGACCACGCAGATGCGAGTTGGGGCGAAATCCACAATCTGGACTACCTGAGCGCCAATATCGAGGGCGGTGAAGGCTATGACTGGTACTATCCGTCGCAGAATGCGCGCGATTTCCAAAAGCGCGCTGAGATCCGCGACGATGCGCATGGAGAGCCTTGGGTATTTCGCTACAAGGATTTGCGCAGTTGGTGGGGTATGGGCCATCACAACCGGATCGCGGGCGTGCGCCAAGAGGAGGCGACCGGTTGGGTGCCTGGGTCAAAGCCGATCTGGTTTACCGAGCTTGGCTGCGCGGCGATTGAAAAGGGCACCAACCAGCCCAATAAATTTCTTGATCCGAAATCCTCGGAATCGTCGCTGCCGCATTATTCCAATGGGCGGCGCGATGATGCCATTCAGATGCAATATTTGCGCGCGATGCAGGCGTATTGGGAAGACCCGGCGCATAATCCGGTTTCAGACCTTTACGGCGCCCCGATGCTGGATATGTCGCGGGCGCATGTGTGGTCCTGGGATGCGCGGCCGTATCCGGAGTTTCCGGGCAATACCGAGTTGTGGAGTGATGGTGGGAATTATGCGCAAGGGCATTGGCTGAACGGGCGCGCATCCAATCGCTCGTTGGCCGGGGTCGTGGCCGAGATTTGCGAAGTTTCGGGTGTTTACAGCTACGATGTGTCGGGCCTTTATGGCGTGGTGCGCGGCTATGCGGTTTCGTCGGCTGACAGCGCGCGGGCATCGTTGCAACCGTTAATGCTGGCCTATGGTTTTGATGCAATCGAGCGTGAGGGCACGCTGGTTTTTCGCAGTCGCGACGGTAAGAGTGGCGCGCAGATTGATGTGGAGCGGCTGGCGGTCTCGGATGAGGCCGAGGCTGATCTTGCGGTCACGCGGGCCCCGGTTGCAGAGGTCGCGGGGCGGTTGCGTCTGAACTTTATCGAGGCCGATGGCGATTTTTCGACGCGGGCCGAAGAGGCGATTTTCCCGGATGAAGCGACGCGCGGTATCGCTCAATCCGAGTTGCCGCTGGTGCTGACCCGGACAGAGGCGCGCGGTATCGTCGAACGCTGGCTGGCTGAGGCGCGGGTGGCGCGCGATACTGCAAAGTTTGCGCTGCCTTTGTCGCGATTGAGCGTGCGTGCGGGCGATGTTGTAAGCCTGCCTGACAAGGGCGGGCTGGCCGATTATCGCATTGACCGGGTCGAGCAGGCTGGGATGCAGATGCTGGAGGCTGTGCGGGTCGAGCCTGAGATTTACGTTCCGTCCGATGCGGTCGAAGTAGCGGTTCGGCCCCGGGCGTTTGTGGCGCCGGTGCCGGTTTATCCGGTGTTTCTGGACCTGCCGCTTTTGCGCGGCGACGAGGTGCCACATGCGCCACATATCGCGGCTTCAGCCCGTCCATGGCCGGGGTCGGTGGCGGTCTATGGCTCGGCTATGGATGACGGATATGAATTGAACCGGGTGCTGTCGGCTGCATCGATCGTCGGCGAAACGCTGACACCTTTGCCAGCGGCACAGCCGGGGCTGCTGGATCGCGGTCCGCCTTTGCGGGTCAAACTGGTAAACGGTGATCTGGCTTCGGTAAGTGAGATGGAAGTTCTCAACGGGGCTAATGTCCTGGCGATTGGGGACGGCAGTTCCGGGAACTGGGAGATTCTGCAGTTCACGACTGCGACGCTTGTCGCGGCGAATACATACGACTTGACGGGGCGCTTGCGCGGGCAGGCGGGCAGTGACGGCATCATGCCTGCGATCTGGCTGCAGGGCAGTACGGTTGTACTGCTGAACGGGGCCGCGCAGCAGATTGATCTTGCGCTGTCGGCGCGGGGTCTGGCTCGGTATTACCGGATCGGTCCAGCACAGCGCGGCTATGACGATCCATCCTATGTGCACTTGATCGAGGCTTTCGATGGGATCGGGTTGCGACCCTATGCGCCGGTACACCTGAGCGGTGCTTTCGACAGTGGTGGCGATCTTCAGATCGGCTGGATCAGGCGCACGCGGATTGATGGCGATAGCTGGCAATCGGTCGAGGTGCCGTTGGGCGAGGATGCCGAGGTTTACCAGGTTCGGGTCTTGGTGGACGGCAATCTGGTGCGCGAGGCGTCGGTGACCGGCACGGCCTGGGTTTATCCGCAGGCCGCAAGGTCAGCGGACGGTGTGACTGGAAGTTTCGAAATCGCGGTGGCCCAGGTCTCGGACCGGTTCGGGCCAGGGCCCTTCAGAAGGATGACGATCAATGAGTGA